AGATATGGAAGTTGTCGAGATCATCGTAGACAGAAATCTTCCGTCCCGCAGGCTGCCGCGTCCACTGCCCAGCTTGGTCTTGCAGCCAGATTTCCTGGCGCAACGGGTCGCGGATAAGGGGGTGGTACCAGCCTTCGTACGTCCCGAAGGGGGTCTGGACCGGTTCCAATTTGATCTTCTCTATGTTCGCGCCGGTGATACGTTCGTAGACGCCGTCAGCTTGCTTCGCGAGGCCCTTAAACTCATCCCCCATCTTCTGGGCCCGGTCCCACATCTCCTTATCCGTGTTCTTATGGAGCCATTTCATAAGGGCCTCCGGCTCCATGCCATACCCCTTCGCGAGGACGGTCCAGTTTGATTTATTCCCTGCGTTGTGGACCATAGCCATGACGTTGGCCCGAGTGAATCCGGCCCAAGGGGTGCCATCTGGGTTCGCGGAAGTACGCGTTAGCGGGTCAGCGAAGGGGGCATCGATGAGCTTGTCTCGATCCTTCAAAGGCCCCAGCTTCTCCAAGCTCCTGGCGACTTGGCGCTCGATGACATTCTTCATGTTCGAGGCTTTCGCCAAGGGGTAGTTGATGTAGCGATTGAAGATGCCTCGGGGGTCGGCCCGGTCCCAGCGGTTTAGAAGAGTCTCGATACCGGTAGACCCAGCGAAGAAGGTCTTGGGGAGTTCTAAGGCTTTGCGGATAGCGCCCTTCGTGGCTGGGTATTCTTTGAGGGGGAACGTCTCAAGCTTTCCAATCATTTCTTGCAGGACCTGCGTGCGGTCAGCCGCTTCGCCTTCGCGATAAATCTTCTTCTCGTCCCTTCCCGCTTTCACCAGTACGTCTATGGAGTTCTTGAACTCGATGAAGTCCCCATGGGTGAGGTCTTTAAGGTCTTGTTTAAAGCTGGTGTCGAGGAAAGTGTCCGCAATGGGCAGGTCTCGCAGACCCATCCACTCAGTTCTTTTCGCGTCCACGAACTCTTGCAAGGTGCGTTCACTCTGTCTGCCAATGTTTTCGGCAAGGTCTTGGATCGAACGGTTGACTGGATATCCCACTCGCACGAGCAAGTCATGGACCCAGTTGGTGTATTCTTGCGCGACACTTGGGACCTCCCTTTTGCGGAATGTCTTCGCGGTGCGGTCAAGGGAGGCCTGCGCCTTCTCGTAGTCCCGAGCGAACTTCGCAGCGATGGTGGCGTAGTTGCGCTGTTGGGAGATGCGGTAGGCCTCGGCCCAATCGCCCTTTGAGGAAGCTTCCTCGATCTTACGCCCCAGCTTCCCAGCAGTTTGGATCAACCTGTCGGAGGAGATGTCACGGACTGGGGTCAGGTTGAATTGGCTCTGGACCATGTCCCGCACTTGTTCCTTGGTGAACTTCGGCTCCGCGCCTGCGGCTAGGGCGTAGGCCAAGGTTTCTTCGTGAACGAGGTCGAGTTGGGTTTCGGAGAGGGCTTGGTCTTTAGCCTCATCCATTATTCTCTTATTGAGGTCTCCGAACTCTGCGTTCAATCGTCGATCGGTTTCAACATCCACCAAGCGATTAAAGTAATCTCGTTGGGACATATTAGCAGACTTGCGATCTGAGGTAAGCATTCCCAGACGCTCCACGAGAGCATCTCCCGAAGTGTAACCAAAGTATGGAGCGAGTTCATCCGGGTTAACTCCATCCTTGCGTTGCACGTAGTCCTTCGGAAGCGCGGCCTTTTGCTCCTCGGAGAGATAGTCAGGATTGAGCTTTATTTTCTTCGTTGCGAAGAGTTCGTCTGTTGCTAGATCCGGGCGGGACGCAAGCTGTTCCCTGACTTCATCCCGAAGGGTAGTACGGCGGTCTTTCCACTCAGCGGTCTGCGAGCGCTTCTGTTGCTTCTCGGCCCGTGCCGTAGCCTTCTCGAGATCCTCAGCGTTCCGCTTCTGGATGAGCTTCATCATGCGGTCCATGTGGGCCTGGGTCACGCCCATGGCTTTGGCCTTTTCGAAGAGGCCTTCGCCTTCATCCATGGCTTGGGGTCGGAACGCCCCTTCCTTTAGTGGCGCCGTGCCTTCACGAGACCCGACTTCGCCGGTGTCGACCCTCTGGAAGATTTCGTCCCATGAGAGGTCCTTCCCAGTGATCTCCTTTACGCGTAGGCGCAGGGCCTCGAAGAACTCTTGGAGCTTCTGGAAGACAGCGTTGATCCCGGGCGGGTACGCCTTCTTATCGGTGGCGTCCTTCCAAGTGCGGTACGCTTCGGCGATGGACTCTTCTAGCTTCGAGGCTTCAGGCAGATGCGAATATCGCTCTTCAATTCGGTGAAGCGTCTGCCAATCATTCTGCCGCGAAGCTCTCTCAAGAGTAGACCACTCCCTCTCCGTGAAGAACCCTTGCTGGCGTAGGTTGTGGATGGCCTCATGACGGGCCACTCCCATAGGATTGGGCGAATCCAAAGCCACAACAATCCAAGGATCTTGCTCACGGAACTGTTGATGGAAACCGCGAGTGGTGCTGGAGCCAGCTCCTTTCCCACTGATCTGATCAGGAGTGAATACTTTCTCCTGCTTCGGTACGATACGCGCAAGCTCCTGACGGACCGCCGCGTCGAGGGCAGTCTTGTGCTCCGTGATCTCCGGGTTGTAGTGCATCTCGAAGTGGGAGGTATCGATGGTCTGCCCACCGACTTCCGCGAAGAGATCGCGAAGCGTGGGCCCAGAGTCGACATGGCCCCAACCTTCTGGCGTGTCAGCCATGAGCTTGATGACTGGCATCGCATGCTTGGCTTCGTAGGTCCCAGCCTTCTCGCGGGCGCCTGAGACGCGATGTCCTGTGATGGTCTCAGCGTTGGGAAACTCGGCTTTGATCTGCCTCCGCAGATCACGGATGATAGCAGGGCCGAGGAAGTTCGGATCGTACATCCTCTTGTCTTTGCCTGCTTGGATCATCTCAACATAGATTTGCTTTCCGTCCTTTTGTTCTGATAGATTGAGAGAACCTATAGTCTTACCTGTTTCATCTAGAAGATTGAAGTCATGGAACTTACCCCAAGCTTCTTCACGCTTGGCCCCGGCCGCAACGATATGAGCCTCACGCTCTTCAGGAGTGAGCCGATCAAAGCTTGCTCCAGGCTGTCCTATCTCCCAGTTGATACGAGCTGTATTCTCATCTGCTGCACGTGCATCTTTGCTGAGTACTCGTTCAATCTTAACCTTCCGGTCCCCAAGGGAGAACTGAGGCTCAAATCCACCCGCGCCACGAGTGAGTTGGAGGGGATCGGCGATGACTTCCTTTCGTTGTGATGGCGCTTTAATCTTAGCCGCAGCCTTACGAACATCTCGTTCAGCCCATAAGGTCTGTGGATTGACGCCTTGATACTCCTCACCGGCGGCAGTCTTGAATGTTTCAACCAAGCCCGCATCAGTGAGAGCCTTGCGTTCAATATCAGTGAAGTTGTTAAGTGGAAGTCCCCCTCCCTCAGCTTCACGCATGTCAGGAAAGGCAGAGATTACACTGTCTGGAACATCAGACATTGTCTTCGGTTTCGAAGCTGGACCAGTACCACTAATCTCTTCCCGAATAGCCTTTCTTCTGGCATCATTCGCTTCAAGCTTTACAGTTATCGCGGCTCTTTCTTCTTCTGTTTTAGACTCCATTCGTTGGATGACTAATTCAGCTTGATCATCCTGAATACGATCCCATTCTTCGGATAAAGCTTTGCGATTAACAGCGCCAACCTGTGGCTCTACTACAGGTTCAGCAGCAGGTCCTGATCGTCCGTATAAAGTCTTAGCTTCCTCAAGCGTAAGCCCCCCATCCCGGACGCGGATGTTATCATGCAACTCCTTCGCAACATCCGGCTCTACCCTAGCGAGCCAATCAGCCAGAGGCACATGGACATCACCACCAACAGCTTCAGCACTTGCCAGCTTGCTCTGCAAATCAGGTATCCACCCAAGCAGATTGTCGCCAACCTCGGGGATTTTATCTCCATAAATCTTCCGTACAGCTTCGGCATCAATCCCAATCTCCCGCTCGCCAACGTGCTGACGAACAAAGTTAGCATAATAGTCGGGATTGCGTTCACGGGTGGCGGATTTGGCCGACTCGGTGAGGGCCTGTTTGAGTGCATCTCCATCTTGCTTCGCCTGTTCTGTTTTGACCTCATCGATTAGGGGATGGACCCCTGGAGGTGGTTCCTTCTCGGCACGGAGGTATGGGGCTGTGACTTCGAGAGCAGAGCCAAGCTGGGGCAGCTTCGTCGTCTCGAGATACTTCGCAAGTTGGCCGCCCTCGGGCTTCATTACTTCGTATTCAAGCATCGCTGCGAGATCACGCCCGCCGAACTCATTCACTACGTTCGCGGCTGCGGAGATGACTTGGCCCCCGGCTACCATGGGAAGGCCGATGATGCTTTCAAGGCCTTTCATTACAGGGTAAGCGACAGGATGGCGCAGGGAGAACTCTAAGTCATTCGGGCGAGTCTCGAAGAAGTCCTTGTAAGGTTTGAGTGGGTCCCCTGGGAATGCCTTCTCGGGAAGTCCGAGGCTGAGGGCATTGTGGACCCGCTCAAGGAAGGACTTCGGGTGGAGGTTTGAGATCGATTGCGAAGCGGTGTCGAGCTGACCCAGATCGTCATGAGACAGCCGCGGCGCCATTGGATGGGAGTTGAGATAATCCGCGATATGGACGTTGTCAGCGATGATGCTGGAACCCATCGCGGCTTTGTTCTGCCTCTCGAAGTTCTCGACATCCCCAAAGATCGCTGTGGCTGGCGTGCCTGTAGCTTCTTCAAGTTCAAGTGATCGCCGTGCCTGCTCCGGATCAGCATCAAGCGAGGCGACATTGGCTATCTTAGCTGAAGTGACAGCATCGTCGAAGAAGTCGCTGATGTCAGTGTCACTCATTCTGAGGCCGGTACGTTGGGTGGGAACTGTACGCCTGTGGCGCCCTTATCTGACTTCGCGGAGCCACCATAGAGTTTCTTAAACTGCTGGGCCCGGTAGACACGCGCAAGCATGTCATCATTAGGAATGATACCTTTCTGCTTCCAGTAGGGGTCACGGCTGAGGCGTTCCTTCTCTTCATCAGGCATGGGGAGCTGGTACGTAGGAGACTTCTCATCGGTGAAGTAAAGCCACCCTCGCCGTCCCGTAGCCTGCTGTTGCATCAGTTGGGCGCCGATGGTTCTGACTTCATCATTTTTCGGTACTTTCTTGTTATCCTTTTGGAACTGATCGAGCTGGTCCTGGAGCGCGCCGACGAATTGATGGTATCCGTCTTTATCAGATGTGCGGCTAATGCCTGCCGCACTGAGATCGGGTGTAAGGATTGATATAGCCCTTGCGACGCGAGGATCGCTTTCAGATTGACTGCGTAGACGTTGTTGAAGATTAATGAGTTCTCGTTTTCCCGCAGTAGGCATGTTCTCGGCAATGACATCGCGTGCCAAGAAATCGACTGGATGGTCATAGGCTTCTCCTTTTAGCTTTTGATAGTTACGGAGAGAGTCGTCGGTCCATGCCACGCGGTCACCACCTGCGTTCTTTGCAAGGGCCTGCATGTATTTGCGCTGGGTTGTGGGCTTTAGCGCGTCCCAAGCTTCGCCGACCTTTGGGTCCACCAAGCGCAGTTCGTCAACGGACTTGGGAAGGATGCCTTCCTTGTTCCCGGTCATCATCGCGCCTGCGACGGTCTGTTCCGCGTTCTGCTGTCCATCGCGGACGACAGACTTATGGCGGTTGTAATCGGCAGTGATACGTTCGCGCACGAAGTCTTTGAAGAGGGGGTCGTCTTTGTCGAGGTCTCCTTCCGTGATCTTCGACATGCCTTCGGAGATGTAGTCGTTAAGGCTCTTGTCTCCTTCGTCATCCCCATCGCGGAGCTTCCCAAGAACCTGATCGGCAATGACCCGGGAGCCTTGTTGGCGGTATTGGGTTTGGATGGTGGACTGAACCTTCAGCGCATCCATCGGAAGCAACGCTCCGGACTTTGTCCCTTGGTCAAAGAGCTTCTGTGCGCCGAAGACATCGGTACGCGCAAGCGAAGCAGTGCGCTTGGCTACGGTCTCAGACACTGCTTTCTTAGAGGTCTCGGAAGTCTGCTCTGGGGACCATCCTGAGTTGCGGCCCTGCGCCTCGACTTCACTCTCAATCGCACGCTTCCCACGCTCGAAGGTTATGTCATCGGTTGGCGAAGCGCCAATTGAATCTTGCGTAGCCGCTACGCGTGCGGTGGAGGCGTTGTTCGCTGCGACCTTAGTCTGCTGCGCCGCGTGGCCTGCAGCGTTGAAGATGGTCCGGCCCATGAAGCTGAGGGAGGACCCATCGAACATCTTCTGAGCCATGGGATTGCTTAGGCCCGAGCGGGTCTTTATACGGAGGTCTTGCAGTTCTTGAATATGCGCTTGGAGGGCTTCGGGGGAGGCATTGTTCCCTTCCTTGGCGTTGAACTCGGCATGCTTCATCCCCGCCTTCATCATGTAATCCGCGTCCGCAGACTTCGCCTCCGTTTCATTCTGGAGGCTTTGCATGTTCATTGCTTGCGCCCAGATCTTATCTCCGGCGCCTTCGATGTCCTTTCCAAGTCCTGAAAGAGCGTGGCCTACAGCACCGCCAAAGGCATCCACTGGCACGCCAAGGGATATCCCTGGGGCTCCGGTAAGGGAAGGCGCAGTGTCGGGGGTTAGTCCGGGGACTACTGGCATCAGGCGAATGCTCCTGCGCTCTTACCTTGCATCCACTTCCCAGCAACATTCCCGGCTCCGGAGATAAAGGAACCCATCATGCCGAGGAAGCCTGCGCGTTCGGATGCTTCTGCTGCGGATGTATCTAGAGTAGCTTCGGCTTGGTCTGAAGCGGCTTTGCCAAGATAGCCGTAGGAGGTCTTCGCCGCTTCCCAGCGAATGACATTCTCGCTGTATTGGGTGACCTCGGTTTGAGTGTCCCGCACGCGCTTGTTGTCGCCGGAGTTGACGTCGAAGCCAGAGGCGGACTGGACGACTTTGGTCTCGGCGGTTTGAGCTTTGCCTTTCAGGCCTGCTATCTTAGCGTGCTCGTCCCCGGCCTGCGTAGCCCACATGGCGTTCTGTTCGTTGATCTGTTTGTTCATCAACGCTACGCCAGCTTTGTAGCGGTACGCGGCTGCGTTAGCTGCGCCTGTTTCGCTGGCACCGATGCCACTTACGACAGCTCCGCCAGCGGCAGCGGTCATGCCTACTACAGCAGTGGCAGTGATAGGGTCTACCATCAGACGCTCCTATTGATAACGAAGCGGCGCAAGCCATCTTCAGGTAGATCAAATTCCGCCCCCAGCCATCGAAGCCAGCGCTGAGCCGTGTGAGCGTTAATGCGGCATTGGCCTACGATGGAGTCATAGCGCTGAAGGAACTTCTTCACTTGCAATTGCGAGTGGCGGAGGAAAAGGAACTGATGGGTGACCGGGCCTGACGACCACATCCAGATGTAAGCTTGAGTGGAAAGGAAGGAGGGTGGGATGAGGCCCCAGCAACAGACAAGGTCCCCATCAACGTAGCCGACGTAGACCTCGCCAAGGGTTTGGCAATAGTCAAGCATCTCCGCTTCGCGCTCGGTGAGGAGGGGGCCGATCAAAGAGGAGATTGGATCGTGGAGGCGTGTTACGACAGTTGTCATTTTCCTGCATCCCCAAGTTCTATCTCTGGGATCACCCCGAGAATGGAGGCGGGGTAAGGGTTTGGTTGTTGGATGTAGTATTGGCCGAAGACATCCCATTGGGGATCGACGATGGTTCGGGTATCACCGGTGACGAGGCCTGTTACGATTTGATTGGACATCGTTCCTACGTTGCCAAGGACAAGATCCTGCATGACTACGCCTGTGTCTAGGTTACGGCCAGCGGTTAGGCCCAAGGCGTTGCGCACGCGCAGGGTGACAGCAGAGACCTTCTTCCGTTTGCCTTGAGTAGTGGGCTCGCCGAGATCGAGTGGGAGAGTGCCGAGTTGGGGTAGGAAGGATAGGCCTACGGTTACGATCGATGCGTTAGTGATAGCGGTCAGGCCCGGGGTCCCTCCACCACCAAAGACAAAGGTGCCTGAGGTTGGCATGGTGAAGTTGATGACGACTCCGTCGGCGAGACCAGTAACGACTTGGCCTCCAAGGTGCTGGGCACCAGAGAAGGTAACGGCCGCGGCTCCGTTGTATCCAATCCCTGCATCAACCTGCCATGAGGATCGATAGTCGGCGGGATATGTCAACTCGACGAAACGTTCGATGTAGTTAACAGCTACGCCTTGAACCTGACGCTGCACTACGTGATAGACTGCGTCGACGTTACCGATAGCAGAGTTGAACTCTGTTAGAGAAGCTATGCTCTTGAATGTTCCCTGAGTGTCGGAGTGGGTCCAGGCGATGATCTCGAGGTCTTTGAGGAAGGTCAGGCAGAGGAGTTGACCATCATTCCGCACAGCCCAAGCCAGCTTGAATGGCTCCTCAGCCCATGCCCATTGGATAAGATTGAAGCCATAGAAGAGGTGGTTGGAAAGGATGGATATGTCCGTGCCTGTGTAGACATTGGTATAGAAGTTATAAACGAGGTTACGGACAATTGATTGCTTTGCCTGAACGTAGAGGATGTCTGAGGCGGCTACAATTGGGGGAAGAGGGGAGGCCCCATTGTAGGCCTGCGGGTTTGCTACGAGTAAAGTGGCGCTGAATGGCGATCCGGAGCTACCGCCGTTGACAAGCCAAGCGAGGCGATCACCGAAGACAACCAAACCCGCAGGCATAGGGATCATTGATTGGATAGTGTTCAGCTGTCCCGCGACTAGGGTCTGTTGAATGGCATCGTCAGGGACGATTGGGTCGCTGATGTTGTAGTTGAAATATGCTCCGGGCTGGGAGGCGTTGATCTGTCCAGGAGACCCAACGGGTCCAGCGAGGACAAGGCGTTGATTTGCTAGGGCAGGGACCGTTGGGTTGCCTGCAGATGCGGCTCCGAGGGTTGTGGTAGCTGTTGCACCGCCTCCACCAGAGAAGGCCACAGAAGGAGCGACGAGGTACCCCGTACCGGAAGAGGTAAGGATTAGAGAATCGATTTGCCAAGTAAGGTTAACCTTGCAACCAAAGCCACTTCCAGAGGAGGTTTCTGAGACTGGATTGGTAGGAGCTGCGCCTGAGAGGATCAAGCCTGGGTTGGTTATGGCTAATCCATCGACAACTCCACCGGCGGTGATGGAGGTAACTACGGTTACCACGCCGTTAGGGAACCGAACAGTATTGCCGACGATATAGCCAAAGCCACCGGCGGAGATAGTTAGAGAAGCGACGGATAGATAGGCCACAGCTGTAGCGGTGGTTCCGCCTACCGGCGCGGCGGTTAGGGTAAGGGTGGGAACTGAAGTGTACGTGCCTCTGGCTCCAAGGGTTATCGATACCACCCCTGAGCCTTGGAAGGGGTTGCTGACGATTGGGATGGATTGAGAGAAATCGGGTTGGATATTGGAGTCGATAAAGACGACTCCTGTCATGTTACCGATGAAGCCATAGGCGGTACCGCTAGGGACGGCGACCGTAATGGCTATCTCGGCTTTGTAAACGTTGTAACTGACGGCTCCGGCCAGGGCTGTGACGGTTATGCTGTTAGTGCCTGCGGTCGTGCGTAGGTCTTGCAGGCCTCCAATGGTGTTGGGATTACTTGGTGCGGATTCTTGACCATTGGCATCGACGGCAGTGACGCGGTAAGAATAAGAGGCATTACCTCCAGCTAAGGTGGAGCCTACACCAGAGATGACTGGAGTGGCTAGGGTAGAGCCGAAGACAATCGCGGCTAAGGTCCAGTTCGTTGCGGCGATCAGCGTGAGGACATAGGGCGGATAGTTGGGGTGGCATAGAACAAGCTGGTTCACGTTTTGGGTGTAGCGAATGCCAAAGACTTCACTGGCTTGATAGGGGGAGACGATGGTGTAAACGCGTTGCGCAAGGCCTCCGGAAACGTAGGCCCCAAAGCCGGTTGTGTTGACAGCATTGCCGAAGAGGTCGGTCAGGGTGAAGGTGTTTGCAGCTGCGCCTGCAACGATGTAGGTGTTGCCGTTCAGTTGCGTCATCCCCACTACGCCAGAGATGAAGACCCAATCGCCGTTGGAGAAGCCATGCGCCGCGGAAGTGACCACGCCTGGATTGGCTTGGGTTATGGCGGTGATGGTCTTCCCGGCTTCGAGAACAGGCGCACCGTTGTTGTAGAACCGCAAGTAGCCGTTGCCGAACTCTAAGAGATAGGAGACAGTGAAGGAGGCTTGAAAGGGAATGACACGGACGATGCCGTTTGACTTGCAAGTGGCAACGTAGCGGGTGCCGGGACGGGTGGTGGCACCGCCGCGAGTGTCGACGAAGAAGTTACGGAGCAGAGCTGCGCCAGAATGGTACTGCTTCAGGTTGACCTGAGCATAGAGTGAAGGGGACCACTCACCTGAGTTGAAGCTGGTTTGGATTACATTGTCGCTCACTTAGGTAAATCCTGGCCAGATCGAGCCCCAGTTGAATCCGGTGTTGAACGGGCCGGAGTAGTCTTCGGTGAAATCGATGCCACGGATACGGAGCCAATCCGGAGTTACGTCATTCACGCGTAGGCCTTCATTCGCGTCAGCTCCACGCGCTTCGAGGATCATAGCGTTGGCCTCAGCGAGTTTCATATTCGCGAGAGCCTTGTCTCCGCTGAGCGCTATGCAAAGCCGGGCGCCTACGATCAGGGAGAGAGCTTCGACGAAGTCATCATCAAAGACATTCTCGTCAATGGTGTCTTTGACATAGTTAGCGATAGCGAACTCTTGATTCGTCAGAATTACCCGCTGATCACCTTGAGGACCGTAGGTGAGATTGAAGGTAGCTGCGGAACCAACCCCTGTGGTAGAACCTTGAGCGACGGGGTTGGTTTGCTGAGCGAAATAAGAGCCACCCTGTGAAACAGCCGCGCCTTTAACTTGGTTCACCACAGCAACGGTGGCTACACCTGAACCGGCTAAGGTCAGAACTTGAAGAACAACTGGCGCGCCGACCGGAGCAGAGCCGGATGGGGCTTGAGCGAGAGTGATGAAATCACCAACGGCATACTGGCCCCCAGAGACCTGGACGGTGGCTCCGATCACCGGGAAGAATTGATCCACAGCGATGTTGAATTTAACTGGTGGGCCTTGCCAATACGAAGGCGAGCCTCCGGTTACGGCTGTGGTGATGGGGACTCCTGACGCAAAGCCTGTGGCAGTTTGCGGAGTAAGCCAACACATCCGCAGGCAGTCTACGGGGTATTGATACTCATAGGCCCAGGGCGGGGCTGGTTGGCCCTTTGCCCAGAGCTGAGACGCAGCGGATGTGTTCTCGGGTGTCCCGGGAACGGAGGTGATGTAGGTGAGATTCGCGGTGTTGAACGCACAGGCCCATGGTGCCATCCGGAGCAAACGGCGACGGAAGGGGACGTAGATGATGTTGAACTGGATGGCTTCATTGCTGCTATTCGCAGCCAGCTGTCCAGCGGTTACATTGGTCCGCGACCCCCATGTCTGGAGGGCGCGGTTGACCATGTCGACCTGTGCGGTCATTTAGTACTTCCCTTGCGAACCACAACAACCGTGATTGGTTCCACCCAGGCCCGGGCTGCCGCTATGCGGTCCACCGTTGTCTGGGCCGTTGACGATACCATGGTTCGTCCCATGCAGGCCCGGCGACTTCGGGTCCATGATGCCCTTTGGGCCTTGCGGGGCCTGATAGTTCCGCACGTCTTTGGTGTCACCCGGGAGGACACCTCCACATGAAACCGGCGAAGCTTGGGGCTGTCGCGAGTTGGGGCCGAAGCCTCCGAGGATTTCCCGAGCCATTAGAGCCTCCTTCCTGCTGCGCCTGAGGACTGTTGCTTGGCCTTTGCGGCTTCTTCATCATAGTGTTTCTTATCGGTGGTAGCCTGATCGTCGTCCATCTGATCTTCCTTGGCTTTGGCCGCTTCCGCCTCAGCCTTCTTCGCGGCTTCCGCCTTCTCGACTGCCAGTTGTTTTGCAGTTTCTTCCGCTACAGCTTCGAGCTGAGCCGTAGCTGCATCTTCAAGAGCCTTCAGCTTTGGATGGCCGTGGGCCTTTTCTTGAATATGTAGCAACGCAGCAACCGATTCCAAATCAAACTTAGCCATCTCAGTACTCTCCTTGTGAACCGTTCTTATGGCGCTTCTGGCCAATCGAGGGTGCCATGTATCCCCGACCGTCTGACCATGGGGTAGACTTGAGGGGGAAGTCCCCTGTGTCCATCGCATGGTTTCCGAGCTTCTCTCCCAGATACGAAACGGCTCCGGGGTTTACGCCTTTCGCCGAGGGCTCAACCTTTCGGTCCAGTGGCCCTGAGATGCTTGCCTTACCTTGCTTCATGCTCCATTCTCCTTTACACCGTTGGTTAACTGCCTCGTGTGGTCCCACCGATTGAGTGGGTCCTTCGCCATCTCCCGGCGAACCTTTTCAAACGTCCCGCCATCCATGTGAAGCTCTATTAAGAGCTGTCGGAAGCGATCGTCACAACGTTCCAGCTCGCGCATGACATGGGCTGGGACGGGCAACCCCCGCTCTTCGTAGAGATGCGCGATGTCATGAACGTCGTGCATGTACATGATAAACCGGCGCATCTTCTCGGGGCATTCGCTTTCAGCATCGACCATGTAGTTGACGACCTTCGTCAGCATCTGACGGATTGTGGTCAGCTCCTTCGACATGCGCTCGAGGTAGACGGAATCGGAGTGTTCTGGTTCTGACATTGGGTTCCTTAGTTGGGGTGAGTTACGCAACGGAAACCGGCGGTACAGCTATTCGGGGCGCCTACGCCTACACCGGAGGGAGTGAAGTCGTACCCGCCACTACCACTAACAATACCGCTAGCTCCCCCTGACCCGCGCATACTAAACATTGTAATCTGCGCTGTGGTTTGGGCACTATCATAACCCCAGCGTTGGTTCGAAGCGGCAAATAGATTCTGCCATACGATTTCAGTTTGGTTGGCGCCGAAGCCACAGAAGCCGGAGCCACCTGTGGTAGAGAGAGTGCCTCCATTGGAGAATGAACTGGCACCGGTCATTACGATGTTAGAGTTCGCTGAGTTTGCATCGTTAGGCTCGAAGTCGACGCCGCACTGGGGACCGTCATTGTTGGTGTTGCTAGAGGAGTTAAACAGGCCTCCAGTGATGACGCCCCGGTCAACTCCAACCACAGACATGCCATTCCGGTAATTGGTACTTGCTTCTACGTTATCAAGATACACCCATGTTGATCTTCCTTGGCCACCGCCGGTGGTTGTTCCACCAACGTAGATACCATCACCGCGACCATTGATTGCTCTAATGTCACGAAACCTGACCCGTGTTGCGCTGGGACAGTAGAACATCGCACCGCTGCCAGCGCTATTGGTGTTACCAGCACGGTTGCCATCCATGGTCAGGCCGTAGATTGTAGCCTGATCGATTGGACCTCCAAGTTGTGATGTGGGGCCACAGACTAGGCCAGAGTTGGCACTGCCTGCGTCGGAAGACTTCTGCTTAAATGTGGCACCATAGCCGAAGATAGTAGTGCCGGATGACATTGATAACAGGCCAGTGTAGATGCAGGTCTTACCCGCTGGTACCCAACCAGTGAAGGCGTTGGTCTTGATACCGTCTAACCATGCTTGAATAGCAGTGGTGTCATTGGTGCTGCCATCGCAAAGAGCATTATAGGGAGAGTCCATCGGGGATTTGAACAGAGTGGATGCAGCTCCAGCAGAACTAGTGCTCAAAACTGACCACTTCGCCACGCCATCGGAGCGAAGCAAGACTGAGCTAAAAGCAGCGTTGATTGTGGTGGTGGTTGCACCGTTGATAGTGTCGGAACCAGCACGGGTGACTACGATGGTATTGGTTGCGGTTACGCCTCCGAAGAAGTCAGCGATAAGGAGTTCTTGTCCTGGGTTGAAGGCGGACGCTGCGGGAAGGGTCCACACACGCGATGCGGTTAGAGTCGCGGTTGTGCCTACAGTGCGATCGGCAGCGAGAATGGTGTAGATGCTATCACCGTGTCCGGTGTATCCGTCGATGTTGAGAAGGGATACGGTACGGGCTGTGGCCGGGAGGATATCAGTCGGAGCGGCCGCGCCACCAGTGGCATTGCCTTTGACGGTGTTGGCGTTCATATTCGCCATCTTGGCATTGGTCACGGCTGCTGCGGCAATGGTACCGGCTCCCCCTGCGGTCGCAAAGCTTACATCTCCACTACCGAAGGCTGGTAGGCGTGCAGAGCCTAAGGTACCCGAAGAGATGTTGTTGGCATTGAATGGGCTCAAGCCTCCAAGGGTGGAGCAGGTTATGGCACCCGAGGCGACGATGGTACAGTCCCCCGACATGGCCACGTCAGTAGCGAGGTTGGAGATACTGCCGACAAGGATATGGTTCTGGCCTAGCGTGATCGCTCCGGGAAGTATCGGATGGTTCTGAACGAAGCGAGTATTGGCGCAAGCGTTAGAGGAGTCAGCTGCGGGCCGGTCGGAGCACTGGGTGTTCTGCGCAAGCGCGCTGGTAGCGCAGCATAGAAGAGCTAAAGCTAAAAGGAGCTTACGCATAATTCGAATCCATCACGGTTAAGGGGTTCGTTGTGCCTGCAGCGGTTACGGCCAAAGCCTGCCACGCACCTTGGCATTCGCCGGTGATGTCGAGGGTACCACCGTTGCCGTAGACCCTACGGCTACCGCCTAGGGCAGCGTTGGTCAGAGTGAGAGCGACATCAGAGCCTTGACCAGAAGGAACCGTCCCCAGGACGTTCTGTACATTCACGGGAGCGATGAAGATGTCTTGGGCCCCTGGGTTGTGGAAGCTTATCTTCTGCCGCGAGGGGTTAGCTGGAGCCACCACTCTCGCGGTTGTTTCATTGATATTGTTGTACCCGTAGACCTTCCCCCCAGAGGCAGAGGAGAAGACTTGGGAGCCGCCTACGCCTCCGAGGATGGGCATTAGATTCTCCTTGAACTCATACGGTTGAGGGCCTTCTCGGCCGACGCCACTTCCTTTTGCTGAGCCGCTTTGGTAGCTTCAGCGATCTCTTCCTCGGTGGGCTCTGCTTCGTCCAAAGGCTCTTCCACATCCACAGCCTGCTCGGGCTCGGGCTCAGGACGCAGCCCAGCTTGATTAAGCTCAGGTGAAGCCATGACCAAAGGGTTTGCGAGACGTGCGATAAGCTCCCCTTGTTGCTGCATCATTTGGGTCATCACGGCGATGAGCTGGTCCATCCCTTGCACAGACTGGGCCTGAGTTGCTTTGACCTGAAGGTCAGACATCTGGTCTATGAGACCGTTGAGGATTTGGTTCCCGAAGGAAGCCATCTTCGCTTCTTCATCCGTCCCTGTGGTGGGCTTCCATGCGAACTTCGCGGTGAGCGCCCGCGCCTCGTCATCGAGAGGGAACATCCCTGGAGTGGGGTCACCGACGAAGACGATGTCATTGGGGTTCCCCCTGCCTTCGTGGCACACAGCGATGTAGCCGTCGAAGCCTTCGCGGACGTTCCAATCCGAATCGGCTTCGGGGTTAAGATAGAGTGGGACGTCAAAGACCTTCCGCTGGGGCTTCCCGGTGACGCGGTTTTGGATGGTGAACTCCCACTTCGTTCCGGGTACGTTCAGGTAGTGAGCTTCGGTAAGTTTCCAACGCATGGCTTTTCCTTTCAGAATTGTGAATAGAAGATGATGGCAGAGATGGTGGCTACTGGAGTGATACAGAAGGCGTTGCTCAAAGGCACTTGAATGGTTGCGATCGAGATGTGATCTGCCGAAGGCGCTGATGAAGTGACGTTTGTAGCTGGGATTATAGCTGTAGTGCCTGATGCACAGTTGGCTCCGGTGCCATAGGAGAATGAGAAGGTCCCGGCTGCGGCTGTATTGGTGACATGCCATCCACAGATGAAAATGGATTGTCCTGCAACAGCAGCAATCATCTGGGTTAGAATTGTAGGCCCGGCAGTTAAGGTGGCTATCTTGTTGCAGGTGACTTGATTGGTTGGGCCAACAGTGTTCTCGCTTCGCCCAGGGCCTGCGCAGAGAAGAGTGAAGGCTAGGAGAAGGGTGAGGAAGAGCTTAAGGCTGCGCATAATATACATCCACTACTACTGCTCCAGCACCAGTGACGATGGCACAGAGCGATTGGCCTAAGGCAGAAGATTGAAACGCTGTGGCGATATGATCTACAACAAGAGAGGTTGTGGATGTAACGAAGATGCCTGTTACGTTAGTGGGTGAGGTACAGGACGAACCTGTACCTACCACTAATTGAACCGTGCCCGCAGCGATGCCTTCAAAGACATAGCCACAGACATCGATGAGCTGTCCCGGTTGGCCCGCAACCAGTTGGGTGGTACCCGCACCGAGAGTGGCAGAGGCCACGACTTTATTGCAGACGATGGGTTGAGCCCCAAGGCCCTGGGCCTGCGCCGCACTGAGCAGGCCAAAGAAGATGAAGAGTGCGGCGCAGAGTTTTCGCATCAGCGTAGCCTTTGCCATTTGGTTGTGGCTATGGTGTAGATCCATTCAAGTGAAGTGCCTGCCGTGACTGTCTGAGCACTAAACGCAGCTTGAAGAGTTTGGCCTGTGGCAGGGGTCAGAGTCACCATGGTAGTGAGTGTGGTGTCGGTGGCAATCTGAAGGATCTGACCATCGTATGGAGACACGGGAGTGGTGATGGTCCATGAAGTTGGAGCCGCACCAATCCAGAACAAGGTGCTATCAGAGGGTAGCATCTGATAGGTTGGGGTGCCAGCCCCGGAGAAGGTCTTCATCGCTGTAGCGTTTCGAAGCTCGCCTACGGGGATGAAGAGTGATGGACCACCGGGGCCGCCTATAGCTCCGACAATGACTTCGTTACCCGTAAGGGTGTTGGAGATTAGCTGTTGGGCCCACGCGTAGATACCTGGGCTTGCAACGGCAAGGGCCAGGAGGGCCCCCACCAGAAGTGTGCGAAGTTTGGTCATATCATGAGCCCTCAGCTAACGCTTGAGCAGAACCAATTCCATGTGCCAGCAGCTGCAGCACCTGGAGTAATGGTCAAGGCGGTTGTGGTTGAAGTGTTAAGCATGAATGTGTTGGTCGCGTTGGAGGTTGAGACAACACATCGAGGCGCAGTGACGTAGGCCTGACTAAAGGTCACAACACCGTTGGCGCCTGAGCAGCCAGTGAGCTGACCATTGGTGTCAGTGGAGTTGGCTGTTACAACACAGCCTGCACCCGCAACAGTCGGAAGCGGGGTGGTGTTGAGTTGGAACAACAGGTGTCGATTGTTTTGAATGTAGAGGTTTTGAGCGGTGTCGACACCGTAAGGCCCACGAGCGTCCTGGGACAGTTGGACTGATGAGCTGATGGTCTGAGCTAAGGCCACCCCTGCAAGAGCAAGGGTACCAAAGATGAGACCATGCATAGCGGTTCGGAGAATGCTGCGCATGGTTTGCTCCTCAGTTCGCAACGTTGACACCGGCGGGATATCCGCCGAGGACTGCGTTGGCTTGCTCCGGAAGGTCATGGCGATCCAGGACGATATAA